TGTCACAGCAAAAAGTAAATGCGGTTACGCCAATGATTACAACCCTAATTTAATGTGCCCTAAAAATGTATTAGAGTATAATTCAATTAGAGGCTTACACCCAACACAAAAACCAGTACCCTTACTAGAATACTTAATCAAAACATATACACTGGAAGGCGAAACTGTTTTAGACTTCACAATGGGTTCGGGTTCTACAGGTGTTGCAGCAAAGAACTTAAACAGAAGATTTATAGGTATTGAGCAAGATGATAAGTATTTTAACATAGCTGAAGAGAGAATCAATGGCTGAAACTAGCAAGCTCACCCTAGCAGAGCTTCCCAAAAAGATCAGAAGTGAGAAAAGGCTTAAAAGAGGGCTCAAAGAAGTTTTTCGTCAAATGAGTGATGAATTGACTTTAAAAATGGCAGTGACAGGGGTTTTACCTGACTTAACCAACTTTAACCCAGACATGGAAGCTGTGCTAAGAACTAATTACAGAATGGCTTCAAGAGACTTTAAATTCACAGCAAGAGATAGATTCGATATTGACAGGGAAACTGATGCAGGCCAAATCGACGAGGAATTAGCTGCTTTCATATTGTTAGCAACAGGGAATTCAACAAGAGAAATAATGATCACAACGGCTAATGTTGCCAGAAATGCCGAAACTGAAGTTCGATTATCGGCTGAAGCTGAAGGAAGGGCATTAACAGCTGGTGAAACCGCTTTATTAGTTGGAACAGCTTTTTCAAGGCGAAACAGTAAAAGAGTTGACACGATAGCCCAGACAGAGATCCAAAATATATCAGAATCATCAAAACAGATTGAAGGCGATGCTTTAATTGCAAGTAATAATCTTAAAGCTAAGAAAATGTGGGATGCGATACTAGATAGTAGGACAAGGCCAGCCCATGCTCGTGCTGATTCGCAGATTAGAGATGTTAATCAAGCTTTTGATGTTGGTGGTGAAAAGCTAATGTTTCCACGAGATACATCGCTTGGCGCAACGGCTGACAATGTTATTAACTGTCGATGCAGTTCGCAGCTTGTTAAAACTGAATAAATAACTATAATAATAGATACACGGAGGCTTTTGTATGAAAAAAGAATTCTTGACTGTTCCATTTGAAGTCAAAGAAGTTAAAGAGGTTGAGATCGATGGACAACGATTTGGCATTATTAAAGGATATGGTTCTACTTTTGGTAATATTGATCGTGGCGATGACAGAGTTTTAAAAGGCGCATTTAAAAAATCGTTAAAAGAACATAAAGACAAGAAAAGACAAGTCAGGATGCTTTACCAGCATTCGAGACATGATCTAGTTGGTGGATGGGATGTATTTAAAGAAGATGATACTGGTCTTTACCTTGAAGGAAAAGTTAATCTTCAGGTGCAAAGAGGCGTTGAATCTTATGCTTTAGCAAAGCAAGGTGTATTGGTTGACCTATCTATAGGGTATAGAACAATTGAATCTGAATGGGTTAAGGAAGGTGATGTTGACATCCGAAATCTTAAAGAGCTTCAATTATTCGAAGTATCCCTTGTTGGTGAGCCAATGAATGTTATGGCGCAAATAACTGATGTCAAAACAATGACAGATGTTTCTGGCCTTTTAAAAAGCTTGGGAATGAGCAATACAGAAGCAACAAAATTAATTCATGATATTAAAAAATTGTCTCGGAATGACGACAATATAGAAAAAGATAACAATGCTCGTAATGACGTATTGGCAAAAGTAGATCAAATTATTATTAACCAAAAGATTAGTGAAATTATTAACAACGCAAAGTGAGGCAACAAATGGAAGCAGTAATGACAAAACTCAGTGAGCTTGGGGATGTTGTAAAAACAATCCAGAGCAAAAATACTGAATTAGAGAAAAAGCACGATGGTTTATTAGTAGATCAAATTGAAGGTCTTAAAAATATCGGTGTTAAATTAAGTGAAGAAGTTGAGAGAATGCAAGCTACTGAGAAAACAGTTAGTGAGCAGAAAACTAAAATTGAACATCTTGAGAAATTAGCTTCATTATCAACAGATGGTGGGAAGAATCAATTCAAGGAATATGATGCTGGATTAGCTCGTTACCTTAGAAAAGGTGATTCAATGGATGCTAAAGTTGATGAAAAAATGGTTCATCATTACTTAGATCTTAAAAATAACGGGATGACTTCAGAAGAAATCAAAACAGCTGTTAAGAATCTTCAGGTTCAAAACAATGCTGATGGTGGTTATTTTGTAATGCCAGAAAGATTAAGCGCAACAGTTTCTAGAATGTTCGAAACATCTCCAATGAGACAAATTTGTAATGTTATCTCAACAGCAAATGAGTCAGTTGAAATGATTATCGATGATGATGAAGCTGAAGCGGATTGGGTTTCGGAAATTCAAGCAAGACCTGATACTGGAACTCCTAAAGTTGGTCTTTTACAAATCCATACTCATGAATTATCTGCGAGCCCTAAAGCTACTCAGAAAATGCTTGACGATGCAGGATTTAATGTTGAGGCTTGGCTTGCTGGGAAAGTTTCTAATAAATTCGCAAGAAAAGAGAATCTTTCTTTCGTTTCAGGAAATGGAAACTTAAAACCTAAAGGAATTCTAGCTTATGCTGAATGGGCTTCTGCTGGTGTTTATCAAAGAGATGCTTTAGAGAGAATTGATACAGGTGTTAATAGTGTAATTAGCTCTGATAACCTTATCAATCTTCAAGGTTCGTTAATTGAGGATTATCAATCAAATGCTAGTTTCTTAATGAAAAGACAAACTTTTTTCTCTAAGCTTTTAACACTTAAAGCTTCTGGAACTGGTGAATACTTATTTGATCCTCAACTGATTAAAAATGGTGCAGGTCAATTCGTTTTATTAGGTCAACCGGTATTCTTCGGTGCTGATATGCCAGCATCCGGTGCAGTAGGCGCTGAATCAATTGCTTATGGTGATTTCAACAAGGGTTATACTATTGTTGATAGAATGGGAATCAGAGTTTTAAGAGATCCTTATACTTCAAAACCTTATGTTAAGTTTTACACCACAAAAAGAACTGGTGGGGCTGTAACTAATTATGAAGCTATTAAGATTTTGAAAGAAGAAGAGTAATAAAAATTAAATAATTCGGAGGAATAATTATGAGTGTAAGAGATATTAGAAATCAATTAAAGCCTTTAGTCGGTCTTACTCCGCAGGCAATCGCTACTAATACCACGACAGTTGGTGCTATTATCGATTCTGCAGACTATGATGGTGGACTAATGGTTTCAATCGCAGCTGAGTGGACAGATGGTTTATTTGTTCCACTTTTAGAACAATCAGCAGATTCAGCATTTGGATCTGGAGTAACGGCCATTGCAGATGAAAGTCTAATTGGTGATGTTGAATCAGGTCAAGAAGCAGATTCTTCTTTTGCAGCTTCAGGAATTAAAAGTCTTGGAATTGTAAATCAACCAGAAAGATACATCAGATTAAGTATGGTAAGTACAGGTACTACGACTGGTGCTGTTGTTTCTGCCATGTATCACGGTAAAGCGGAAGTTGCTAAAATAAGCAATTAATTAGGATTAATATTACGGGTTGCTGTCATGACGTTGTGTTGTGGCAGCATTTTTTTTAAACAAGGAATGAAATGAAAATAAAATGTTCAAAGAAATACAGTATTTACACAGATTGTAGAACTAAACATGATTTTTATCCAGACAGAGAATATGATGTTTCAGAATCTCTTGGAGAAAAACTTATCAGTGATAAAGTAGCTGTATTAGTAAAAGAAAAGAAGCAAGCAAAAAAAGCACCTGAAAACAAATCAGTAAAATAGGTATGAATAATGAATCAATATCAGATCGCCACAGATAGTACAGAATTTGCTTTAAGTATCGAGGAAATAAACGATCACTTAAAGACAAGCTTTACGAGTATCGATGGCGATCCGTATTTGGCCATGTTGGTTAAGGCAGTCGAATCTTTTGGTGAGAATTTCACGAAAAGAACTTTCACTCAAAAATCTTATCGATTGTATTTAAATTATTGGCAATCGGTAATCCTGCTCGAAAGGGCTCCTTTAATTAGAGTGCAAAATATAATTTATACTGATGAAAATGAAGTAGAGCAGACAGTATTAGCTTCCAACTATTACAATAACTTCTCATCGATGTATGCCAGTGTTCTTTTCTTAAATAGTTTTGATTTTCCAAACTTATCAGAGAGAGTGCAGTCAATTAAGGTTAGATTTCTAGCAGGATATGGAATAGATAATGAATTTATCCCTGCTGATTTAAAAGCTGCGATGTTAAATCATTTAGCTGAATTGTATTCAAACAGGGGGGATTGTGGAATCAAAGCAACGGCTGATTTCATGCTCAAGAATCTTCCTGATTCAAGCAGGCTTCTCTATAGTGGTTACATTATCAGAGAGATTTGCTTATGAGTTGCGCAGGGATTAACCTTGCCAAGAAGAAAGTTTGCATCGGTGATCTTAGGCATAAAGTTAAAATTCAAACTAGATTTATCGTGCCTCCAGAAGATGTTGATTATTCACAAGAGATAAATGATGTAAGTGAAGTATGGGCAGCAATTAAAACGACAAAAGGTGTTGAAATTTTCGATGGAACCAATACAATTGGTGTAGCAACACACTTTTTCTATGTCCGAACAGTTGCCAATGTCACTTTTGAGAATTTCGTTGAGTATAAAGATAAGAAGTTTCGTATTTTGGATGTTCAAGAAATAGATGAGGATGATAATTTTTTATTACTAAGATGCACTGAAAGAGGCGATAAAACTAAAAACTCGAATTTATTATGATTAAAATTAAACCAGACAAAAGAAATAAAAAAACAATTGCTAGGATTCATAAGCTTAGAAGTAATATGGATCGTGGGATCAGACAGGGTTTTTATGTCCTTGGTGTTAAATTAGTTAAAGATACAAAAGCAGATATATTAAGACATCCAAGAGCAGGTGAAGTTTATATTATCTCAACTGCTCAACGTAGGCGTAGGCATAGGGCATCGGTTGCAGGGGAAGCTCCAGCTTCAGTATCAGGTAGG